ACGCTGTAAAACATCTATCGAAGAAGATGGTAAAGAAATATCATTTTCATATCATAGAAAATCATTTATGCCAGATGCAGATGTGAGTGCTGAGTCTGATGAATTAAAGGCAATGGCAAATGCACTATGGACAGATGATGTTAAAAAAGCGTATGAAGATAGTAAGAAAGAAGATTAATTAACTAACACAAGGAGTCAATAATGGCTAAAAAAGAAAACCAATCGCCAATACTAACTCTCAATGATGTCGAGTATGATGTCAATGAGGACTTTAATGACGAGCAAAAGCAGATGTATTTACACTTGAAGAATATCGATGACAAAATCAACAGCAACAACTTTATCCAACAGCAACTCGCTGTAAGTAAGGATGGGTTTGTAAGAATGTTGGAAGAGTCGTTGGCAAAGTCAGATGAAGTTGAGGCTGAAGTAGAAGCATGATGTTAATATCAATGATACTTATTGCATCCGCACTATTTACATATTTAGTTATATGGGAAGGATACAATAAAAAATGATTGTAAGAAGGTGTAGTCAGGGCCATCGTGTAAGACTCCATAAAAATACAACCCCGAGTGCTACTCGTGTAAAAACTTATCCCGATGGGTCTACTGAGACTCTGACTTATCCTTCGTCTTATGATTATTTTGTAGATATAGATGGAACTGTAGCGAAGAAAAGTAATAGTTTTAAAGTTGCAGAAGAATTTTATGTATCAGAGTGTGCAAAGAAGCACGGTGATGGACATGGTAGGTTGATAGTAGGAGGACATCATATAATCAATGGTGTTGCTACGAGTCAATCAGATTATCCCACTATGGATAATACCAAGGTAGAAATACAAGATTTTTATGATAAGCGTGGAATCTCTTATGGTTCTAGTGAAACTAAATCGGAATTATTATCAAGGATAGTTCCTCAAATGAGTGGTACCGAAGAGGTATCCAAACACTTAAAGGTATAGATATGAATAAGATAATGGCTTTCTTAATGGCTTTTTCTTTTATTAGCTCAACTCCTAGTGACCCTGTTCAACATGAAGAACTGACGTATAGTGAAGAGGTAAAAAAGAAAAAGAAAAAAGGTAAGAAGATGAAGGGTAAGGGAAAGAAAAAGAAGAAAGGTTTTTTCTCAAAGGTCTTTGGTTCTAAGTAATGAGTCTTTATAAGTACACCGAGAAAGAAGCTGCCAATCTACTCATAGGGCAGAATGGCTTTGATGTTATTGCAGAGCACAACACTACTGTTGTGACTCCAGACACAGGCTCTTGGGTGGCTATTCAAGCACTTGGCAAAGACAATTCGGATGGTGAAAGTGCACCTGTCGCTCTTACTGAATTTTTAAAAATTAAAGTAACTTCTAATATTGGTGATGATATAAGTTCTTTTGTAAATCTTATACCCGGTGAAATATTATATGGGAATTTTAGTGGTATTGTAAATCATACAGACTCTACGGCAGTATGCATAGCTTACAGAGGGTAAGAAGAACAGAAAGATTAAAGAGGAGAAGTAAAATGCAAAGTCCTTTAAGCAATCTTGTTAGCTGGCAAAAAGACACAGGTCAGTTAGATGGATGGACGGCTTATCATTTAGCCGCTGGAGCTTTTCTATGTAAGATATTCCAATGGTTGCATTGGAGTAGTTTTTGGTGTGTCATGGGGGTTTTTATCGTTGGTGTTCTATGGGAAATATTTGAGTATTACATAGAAGACTGGAGACTTTATGGTAGCAAAAAGAAATGGGCATACAACACTCTCGCTGACATAGTTGTAGAGACTGCAATAGCTTGGTGGATGGTGCTATGAACAATATAATAAAAAAGGTAAAGAACGGAGGGTTTGAAGTTGTTAGTACGAGTTATGGGAATCCTGTTGTGTATAAATATAATGACAGGATGCAGTCAGGGTTGGAGAGCAGGAGGGATACAACTCACACCTCAGGATACAGTTACAAATACAGTTTTTATAGAAGTAATGGGGATTGATTCAATTTTGCATTACTATCACGGAAGAGTTTATAATGAATCTAACTGGTGTTGGATGCATCACCAATATGAAGATGTGGTTAAATGAGTGGAAAACCGGATACCGCTAGAAGTTATAGGGCTACTGTACTTGATGATAACGCCATTGTTAGCATTAATCTTAAATGGCTTGGGCAAGGATTGGTCTTGGTGGGAGCATTGGTCTATGGGTATTGGCAGATTGAAAGTAGGATTAAAGCGTTGGAAAATCAAGTGGCTACTGCGGATGAACAGATTGGGAATCTTCTTAGTAAACACATCTTGGAAGAGAGGGTTGAACGAGAAGAGCTGGCAGAAAAAGTAGCTTTTTATGAAAAGGAATTAAATTTAAATCCATTTAGTTGGGGTAAAAAAAAGAAAAAATGATAATGTTAATTTATACATTGGATTTATCAATTGATGAACTACAGGAATTGACTATTTGTTTTTGGGAAAACAAAGAGCTTAATCCTTTTATAGCAATAGCGGAGACGTAATGGACTTTATGGCAGTATACGGAGAGGCTGGAATGATAGGTGTGGTAGGCGTAATGTTCGTCTACTTAGTAATATCAATGTCAAAAAAATCAGAAGCACAACAAGAGTCATTAAGAAATCTTGAAATAGAAAATAGAGGACAGTCTGAGACTATTGAGAATATGGAAGGTATGATAATTAAATTAATAGGAAGATGGAATGAATCTGACTCTGTTAGAGATAGAAGATATGAAGCTCAATTAGAGGCTATGTCTGATTTAGAAAAACAATTATCAAGAATGGATGGTATAATGTCCAGAATGAATGGAAAAAACTAATGGATAGTTTAAAGGTTTCTGGTATATCATTTATTAATTATGGTATACATTTATCAAATGTAAATTTAATGCTACAATGTATAATAGGATTAATGACTATTGTATACTTAGCTTACAAAATAAAACAAATAAGGAGTAATTAACTATGTTAATGAAAATGATTGCAGATGAATTACTATCTGATAAAACAGGTGAAGAAGTAATTGACGAAATTAATAAGGCAATAGACATACCAATTATAAGTGAAAAAACAGAAAAGGCTATATTAGAAGCTCTTTGGAAAGTTATTAAAACTGTTCTATTGAAAAAAATTGGTGTATAATGCCTGCTAAAAAAACAAAAAAGAAAGACTCTAGGCTTACCCGAGCTGGTGTATCTGGATATAATAAGCCAAAACGTACTCCAAGCCATCCCAAGAAAAGCCATGTTGTTGTAGCGAAAGAAGGTTCTAAGATTAAGTTGATTAGGTTTGGGGAAAAAGGAGCTAAGACGGCAGGTAAGCCAAAAGCAGGTGAGTCAAGAAGAATGAAAATGAAAAGAAAATCGTTCAAAGCAAGGCATGGAAAAAACATAGCAAAAGGTAAAATGTCTGCGGCTTATTGGGCGAATAAGGTAAAGTGGTAGTATGAATAAAAAAGTTAAAGCTCCTGCTGGTTATCATTGGATGAAATCTGGCAGAGGGGTAAAGTTAATGAAGCATAGTGGTAAGTTTAAAGCACATAGAGGTGCAAGCCTTACTGCTAATTTTAAAGTACAAATGAAACACTCTAAACCTAAAAAGAAGTAGTGGCTTCTGCTAAAAAAACAAACCCAGCACTATGGAAAAGAGTTGTTTCTAGAGTAAAGTCAGGAACTAAAGGTGGTCGAAAAGGGCAATGGAGTGCTCGTAAAGCTCAATTAGCAACCTCTATATATAAAAAATCTGGAGGTGGGTACAAGGGTTCTAAGTCTTCTAGTAATAAACTTTCTAAATGGTCTAAGCAAAAATGGGGATATGTGACTAAAGGTGATGAAAAGAAACCAAGAAAGAAAAGAGGTCGATATCTACCTAAGTCAGTTAGAGAAAGTTTAAGCTCTAGCGAAAAAAGTGCTACAAATAAAGCAAAGAAAAAAGCTTCAGCCTCAGGTAGGCAGAAAGCTAAGTATGGTAAAAAAATAGCAAGGAAGGTTCGCAATGCCTAGATTCGGAAAAAGAAGTAAAGAAAGATTAAAAGGTGTAGACACTAGATTAGTTAATGTTCTTAATGAACTTATAAAAATTATGGATGTTACCATAATAGAAGGATTGCGTAGTGAAAAAAGACAGAAAGAGCTATTGGCTAAGGGGGCAACGAAAGTAAGATATTCCAAACATATGGATGGAAAGGCGGTAGACTTAGCCCCCTATCCGATAGACTGGAACAATAGAGATGGCTTTCACTATATGGGTGGAATGATACGTGGCATATCACATAAGCTTGGACTGAAGGTAAGATGGGGTGGAGACTGGGATTCTGATGGCGATGTAAAAGATAATGGATTTGATGACTTAGTACACGTGGAGATACTTGATTAATGCCTAAGGCTAGTATTAATATAAACGATTTTGG